AGTATATACCCCGCCCGCTTCATCAAAAAATCCTATTGATGAGCCGTATACATGCATCAAAACAACTTGCTTCCAGCCTTTTCCCTGCCTTGGAGATTCTAAAAGCTTGGCCTTAACTGGTGCGCCCAGGCCGTTATCAATAATATATGTACTACCTTTTTTTAGTTTTTCTTTATCAATCATTTTTTTACTCTCTTCCTACTTGATTAATATATAAAAGACTATAAAAGATAATAAAATATAAGTCAATAGGAGAATGAAAAGAATGTACACATTAAAAAAAGCTAAGCAATTGACGGGAGGCGGAATCTCTAACGTGAATAAAAAAATGCCTGGTTATACTTACGGCTTGAGCGCTAAACGATGTAAGACCGGCGGCAAGCTGCAGCAGGTCCCGGGGTCAGTGTGTTTTAATTGTTACGCAATGAAAGCTAACTATTTTTATCCATCCGTCGTGACGGGCCACGCCAGGCGCTTAAGATCTATCAACAATAAAAACTGGGTTAAAGGAATGATCCAATTAATAACGCATTATGAAAAAGAATTTTTTCGCTGGCATGATTCCGGAGATATCCAAAGCCTGGAGCACCTGCGCAAGATCTGCGCCGTAGCTGCAGGAACCCCACATATAAAACACTGGCTACCAACACGTGAAAATAAAATTGTAAAAGAATACAAGGACCAGGGCGGGGTCATTCCAGATAATCTTGTTATACGATTAAGCGCAACAATGATTAACGGGGCGCCTTCAAATATTCATGAGCATTCATCAACGGTACATACGCCAGGCGTTGCACCAATTGGCAGCGCTTGCAATGCAGGCAAGCAGGGCGGCCGCTGCTTAGATTGCCGGGCGTGCTGGGATCCAAACATTAAAAATATATCATATGAAAAACATTAAAACTTACATCGAATATTTTATATTGTACCTGATTATATATTACTTCATTATTAAACCCATACTTTGGATGATCGACAAGTCTCGTGAAGATTGATTTGTCAACCGTTACTTCCCGTTACATCTGCAAATGTTTAGTGTTCGAACCTCGAATAGTTTGCGTCAGTTTAGTGTCCCTGCTTCGTGGTTCTTGCGTCAGTTTAGTGTCCCCTTTTGCGTCAGTTTAGTGTCAGGAACTCAACCACCCTCTTCCAGTCAAATGGTTTGTGAAACACGATCAATGGTTCATGGATATTGTTTGATATATCAATGCTCTGTATTCCCCCATAGATTTCTAGGGTGGTCTGTTCGAGGGGGGTGGCTATGATAAAACACCTACCACCTTTTAATGCGTGATTATAATTCCAAGAAATTTGATGAGGGGACAGCTTAATTTTGCT